TTAAAATATTAATTGATCATGGTTTTACTATTGTAATTGGCGATCATGTTTCTCCACCACCTAATCCTCGTAGAGCAATTACTGGTATTTATTCGCCTGGTACTTATTTAGATGATAACACGCCTGATGCTAATAATATATTATCAATTTATATTGAGAATGTTAGTTCTGACCTTATATCAAAAAATCAATATACAGATTATAGTTCAAGTTCTGTCTTAGATAATTCGAAACCTAATTTAATTGTTGGTCTTTCTATAATTGATTTAACTACTGGTAAATCATCGGTTCATGAAATATATTCAATAAAGGATGATGAAAAGATTTGTTTAGATGAAGCAGTAAGATTTATGTATGCAAATCAGGCTAGAGAAATAATTATTACAAGTAATAATTTACAACAAACGAAACTAAATGAAATTATTTCATATTTGGAGATATCAGATAAACTATATCATCATCAGACATTAACACAGATGATTAGTAATGGTAAAAGATCAATTTTTAAATTATCATATCAACAAGAAGTATTAAAACGTGTTTTTCCGAATACAGGTTTACTTTCTCCAATTGAATATTTAGATTTAGAAAATTTATCATATGGTAGATTAAGTTTTATTATTTTGCTAAATTATGCATATGATCATTCACACAATATTATTTCAAAGATTGCTAAACCAGAATTATTTTCGGAAGGAAAATATTTAAATCTTGGTAATAATGCAATGTTTCAACTTAATTTGTTCACTTTTGACAAAGATAATATGTCTAATATTTACAATGATAAAACTCAATTTAAATCATTATTTGATGTACTTAATAAAACATCAACACCAATGGGAAGACGTATGTTAAAACAAAGTATGTCACAACCATTAGTAAATACACAACATATCCAATCAAGATATGATACAATTGTTCAACTTATTGAAGATTCAAAATGGCAACAAATTGAACAAAGATTAATTGGTATTAATGATATTGAAAGATCGAGCAGAAAGATTGATCTTGGTATTATTAATCCATCAGATTTTGCAACATGGATAGATTCAATTGGAACAAGTATAGATTTATTTAATTATATGTTAGAATCTAATATTAAAATTGATAGTTTTGATTTTCAACTTATTTTAATGAAACAAAATTCAATGTTAGCTCATATTGCAAAATATATTAAAATTGAAGAACTTCAAAAATATTTACTAAATGATATTTGGGGATCAATTTTTAGAAAAGGAACTTTCTCAAATATTGATCGTTTATGTGATAAAATTAATAAATGTGAACATTATATGGATGCTATGTCATGGGGTTTATCCAATTTTTTAGATAATTATTTAAAATCAGGAAAAACAGATACAAATTTAATAAAAATAGATTCAAATGATAGAGATGGACATTTTCTTATTCTAACAAAGAGAAGAGCAGAAGTATTAGAACAACTTTTAGAAAAGAACAATACAGTTAAATTTTCTTATTCTGATTTAGAATATATAATTAAGAAGGAGGATTTACAGTTTAAACATTTACCAAAAGGTAATAATTCAAAAATCTTCATTAAAGAAATGGAAAAAAATTCGTCCAAAATGTTAGAATATCAAGATGAATTAAAGATTTTACAAAAAGATTATTTTATTAATTTTTTAACTAAATTAAGTTCTAAATATGGTTCATTAATTACAACAATTCATAATTTAATTTCTACTATTGATTTTTTAAAATCTGGAGCAAAAGTTGCTGTTAAATATCATTATCAAATACCAAAAATTATATCATATTCTCTTAGTGAGTCGAATCTCACACAAACTCAGTCGAATCTCACACAAACTCAGTCAAATCTCACACAAACTAAATCTTACTTTAAGGCTCAAGAACTTAGACACCCTATTATTGAACTTCTAAATTCAGAAACTGAATATATCCCAACTGATATAGAACTTGGGACATCAAAACAAGATGGAATTTTATTATTTGGTTTAAATTCGGCAGGTAAAAGTAGTTTACAAAAATCAATTGGTATTGCTATAATTATGGCTCAAATGGGATATCCAGTTGCAGCGAAAAATTTTACATATTATCCATATCAAAGTTTATTTACTCGTATCTCTGCTAATGATAATATCTTTAAAGGATTAAGTTCATTTGCCTTAGAAATCTCAGAGCTTAGATCTATCATTAAAAGATCAAATAGTTCAACACTAGTCATAGCAGATGAAGTATGTCGCGGATCAGAACACAAATCTAGTTTGATTATAGTTCAGACAATGTTAGAAATTTTATCTAAGAATAAGGTTAGTTTTATATCAGCTACACATTTACATGATCTAACAGATAATCCAAGACTTGTAAAATTATCAAACGTAAAACTTTATCACCTGCATATTGAATATGACGAAGAATTAAATACTATTACATATGACAGAGTTTTAAAAGAGGGTAGTGGTTGTAATTTCTATGGATTAAATATAGCAAAATATCTTATTGCAGATGATAATTTTATTAAATTGGCCAATGAAGTAAAAAAGGATATGTTTAGTATTCCGGATTTGGTTAATAATAAAGTGTCAAATTATAATTCTGATTTATATATGGATAAATGTGAGATATGTAATCATCAACCCAAAAAAGGCGAAATCCCATTAGAAACACATCATATTGCATTTCAAAAAGATTTTAAAAATGGTATAAATGAGGAAAAATTTCATCTAAAAAAGAATCAGAAATCAAATCTGGTAGTATTGTGTACAAAATGTCATGATTTAATTGACTCTAATACAATTCAAATTAATGGATGGATTCAAACAAATAATGGTAATTCGCTTGATTGGTATATGATTAAGAACAATGATCAAATAAACTATTAATAAAAATTTTTCAGATTTTTCAGATTTTCAGATAATAATTTTTAACTCACATGGATTCAACATAGCAGGAATTGAATCTGTAGGAATTCTATTTGTTTTTAATTTTGATGGATTCCTTAAAATACCATTTATCATAAAGAAATTTATAACAAAAGATCCGACCAAATAAATAGCTAATTCTTTTCCTGGACACTTTTGAGGACCCTGATTAAATGATAATGCATAGTATGAATCTTCTATTTCAGACTTTCCCCATCTAAATGGATCAAATTTATTAGGATTTGACCAAAATCTTGAATCTCTTAGAACTGGATTATTAAGTATTAGAAATTGATCACCTTTATTAAATTTGTAGGTAATTGGTTTGGTTGGATTTGTATATTTATCTATAAATTCATAATCTAATTTTAATGTTCTAAATGTTGTAGTAACTGGATTATTTAATCTAAAGGTTTCTAATATACAATATCTAAGCATTTTTACTTTATATGGATCAATCGCATTTGATAACTCTTCACATAATTGATTAAGAATTAGAGGATGATTTGCTAGAAATGTTAATAATCTTAGAATAGCAACAGGATATAAGCCAAGTATTGGAAACATATAATGGGGGATTTGATGCAAAATTTCATTTAAATTATCTGTATGAAGTTTAGATTGATAAACTAGTGAATCTTTTACTGGATTTTTTATTTGGTTTAGGATAAATTTTTCATAAGTGGATTTAATATTATGATTAATTTGATGATTTTCATCTAAAATTGACCAAATTGTATTAGCTTCTGCAAATATTTTAAAAATATTGTCATCAACATTATCTAAACCGAAAACAACACGAGCCACCATTTGTTTTCCAATTTGTAACATTCTATTAAAATCATAAGTTTTAGATAGATTGGTTTTAATGATTTTTTTAATATCAGAATCATATGCTTTAGCGAATTTAGGAACAAAATTAGTGGATAAAGCAAATTCGTTCATGGCTCTTCTTTGTTTCCATAGGCAACCAGAACTGACACCAACATTATGAGCCATGAATGTTTTAAAAAAGTTAAATTTAATTTTCCCAACATCAAAAGTATTTGGTGATTTATCTAAAATCTCTTTTATAAAATCTGAATTAGTTACCAAAAATATATTTTGTCCAAACATTTTCATTGGAGCAATTGAACCATATTTTAATCTATAATCATTATAAATTTGATGTCCGGCTGTGTCTTTTATCAATAGATCTGATATTTTCCACCATCTACAATTATTAGTAATTAGTCCTCTAGATACAAAAACCAGATTGAGTAAGTATAAATTAAATTTAGGATTTACAATTATAAATATTAAAATGATGAGAATTAGTGGGATAATCATTTATATATATTTTAGCCAAACACAAAATATTATCAATTTAATTAACTTCTAGAATATAAAGAAATTAGAAGTGATAGATGAATCATATACATCAAAAACATGTTCGAATTGTTATTATTATGATAAACAATTTGGAGATTCAAATATATAATTGTTTTTATGTGATATATCAATAGATAGAGATTTAAATTGAGCTCGGAATATATTAGCTTTGAATTTTATGGTGTATATGATTCTTCAGGACTTTTTACATAATAGCTCAAATAAATCCAATTTATTAATACAAAAGTAAGTATTTAGAATTAAGAAATGATTTTATAGGTGGTAGTATACAAAAAGTAAATGAATTTATTTTTTCAAGATATTAATATTAAAGATAAATTTAAAATATTAGATGTTGATAATGAATTCTATAGAAATCATGAAATGAATGATCTTCAACTAGATTATAGTATATCCTGCACGGGTTGAAGATACTTTTTTACATCAATATTGATATTGCATTTTTATTTGATGCTAACGGATCTATTTATATTATTCAAACAAGCAATAGAAAGGCATTTGAATATAATGAAACTGTGTCTAATGAAATTTTTAAGTACATGAGAACTAATGTTTATGAATCATTAATACAAGATGTAGTACTTAAAAATGAAATATTTGATGTAAAGTTAATTAAAAACAGTTATAATGGCTACAAAATTATAGATTTAGATAGCTACATATATCTTAATAATATCAACTCTTTAATAGTAGACAGATATACTGTTAAGAAAAGTCCGGTAAAATCCGGACTTTTCTTAACATCCCTAATTGATGCTAGATAGATATGATGATCTTTTTTTATCGAACGCATAATAAATATTTAAACCATCTACAATTATTAGTAATTAGTCCTCTGGATACAAAAACCAGATTGAGTAAGTATAAATTACAGCTGGGTTTACAATTATAAATATTAAAATGATGAGAATTAGTGGAGAACCATTAGATATATTAGTCCAAACACAAAATATAAATTTTTCATACAACTTATAATAAATATCTCAGCATTTTATTATAAATCAGTAATTTAATATGGCAAATAATATACTAGACACATATTATAATATACCAGATGACGATATACATAATCTAATATATAATCCTGGAATAATTCAAACACCCTTTGTTAAAAAAACCAAGATAACTTATGCGGATTTTATTGCATCCGGGCTTCCATGTCCATATATAGAAAAATATATCCAAACTAAAATATATCCATTGTATTCAAATACACATTCAAATGCACACAATGGAATATTTATGAAAAACATAATATCAAATACAAAAAAATATATTAGATCTGTCTTAAATATCTCTGATGATTATCAAATATTATTTACAGGAAGTGGTACAACGGGTGCTATTAATTATTTAGTTGGATGTATAGATTACACTAAATATTCCAGAGTTGTTATATATTTAAGTTTATATGAACATTATTCTAATCATTTACCATGGGTAGAACTAACTAATAACCATTCATCAAAAGTCAAAGTTGAATACATCCCATTTATTGATTCTAATATAAATAATCAGGGATTAATTGATTTAGATTGGTTAAATCGTTCTATTATGGATTTATATACTGATTCTAAAAATTCAAAAGAGTTTGATCGAACACTTATAATATGTTCTATATCAGCTTGTTCTAATATAAATGGTATAATTAATCCATTAGATAAAATTAGACAAATCCTAGATCAATATCCTAATTCTAATAAATTTTTTAAATATTTTTTCGCAGATTATGCTTGTTCTGCACCATATGTGAATATCAATGGATCAATTTTTGATGCATTTTTCTTTTCACCACATAAATTTATTGGCGGAGTGGGTACACCAGGTATCTTAATTGGACGCAGTTGTTTATTTTCGAAATCAAAACCATTTTGTCTAGGTGGTGGATGTGTAAAAAAAGCATCATCTAAGATAATTGAATATGAGACAGATATAGAAAAAAAGGAATCAGCAGGTACTCCGAATATAATTGGAATAATTAAAATTGGTAAAATCCTACAATTAAAATCTCACTATGCAAATATTATTAAATCTAATGAACATATATTATCAAATCTAATAAAAACAAAAATTGCCGATTTTGAATTAAAATATTCAACATTTAAATCAGTCCTATATTCAAATGATGCTGAACATTTACCTATCCTATCATTTAATCTATCTAATTTACATTATAATTTTATTGTTGTACTATTTAATGATTTATTTGGTATACAGACAAGAGGTGGAATTGGATGCTGTGGTCTTCTAGCAGAATATATTGAAGCCAAATATAGATTTAGAGGTTGGTGCCGAATATCTTTTCATTGGTTAATGTCAAAAAAAACAATTTTAAATATATTTGAAGCATTAGAACATATTATTGTAAATGGTCATAAGTATTTGGATTTGTATAAATATGATTCTGAACAAAATCTGTATAAATATATTGATAAAATTTGAAAAAATTTATATTATATTAATTAATCTATGCTATCTATCTATAATTATTGAAAAATTAAATTTTATCAAATTTTATCAAAATAAATGAACAATACTTATATTAAACCATTTGAACAAGTTTTAGATGCGGTAATTAATCATTCCTATTCTAATAGCGAACCTATATTTTATTATGTCGCAATCGGTTCTGCTAATCATCGTGATCATTATCCGGATCCATCGGATAGACATGAATATCCTGATTATGTAGCGAATCTTCCGTATAGGAAGAAGGTATTAATTTTAATTGATCCAAATACTAAATATCCATTATTAGGATCAGTTTATCAGATTAAAGAAAAATCTGATAAAATTTCCGAACAAATATCAGATGATGATAAAAAATTAAATTCAGCAAATATACAAAATCAATTTAATAATTTTACTGAATATGTTGGATCAGACTATGACGAAATGGGTAGACCATTATTTCAAATATATACAATTAGAGATTTATTATATATTGATCCAAAATCCTATCATAATAATATTGAATATGTTAAATTTGGTAGACAATTTTTAATAGATTTAGTATCATATGCGTTGATGACACATAATAAATCATTAATAATGATTTCAAATTTTACTGGACTAAATTGGTATCATTTACAAGATGAATTTATTAATATGTTTGATCCAGAAGTTCAAACTGATGTAAGAAATAGATTTTTAATTGATTCAAGATATTATAATGATTTAGGATGTTATTATAATTTACTTGACAGACAAAATCAACCCATAATTGATGATGGTTATTTTTTCAATCCAGGACTAATGGCACCAATTGAATACAATGATACTTTACATAAAATAATAATTAAAGATTTAATGTTTAAAGATCAAAATGTAGATATTAATTATGAAAAATTATATGTTCATAATCTAAAGAAAAAATTTATGTTAGATATATTTTCAGCATATATTAAATTTCATCTAAATGAATCATATCGTTCAATTAGAATACGTTGTAATGAAACTAAAGATCCAACTGAAAAAATAAACTACAGATTAAAAATGCTAGTTCATGTTCGTGAATTATTAAATTGTGTTCGGGATTTTGTTCAAATTGACCAATTTATCGATGTATTAAAAGTTGGATCAATATATTCAGATGAAACTGAATTGAAAAAAATTATAAATTCCATCTTAAATATAGATAATAATATATTGGATATTAATCATCAGTTAAGGCAAAATCAGTTAAGACAAAATAATATATTAGATGTCTAAACATTAAGACTATTTTTTACTTTTTTCTTAGTAGTTGTTTTAGCAGTTTTTGTTTTAGCTTTCTTGATTACTTCAGATAGTTCTTCTTCAATCTCAACATTTTGAGATTCTTCTACATTTGAATTAACTACTTCTGCAAGTTCTTGTTGATCTTTTTCTCTAACATAATCCCGACATGCTTCTGTTGCTAATTTATCTGCCATAAAATTACCATACCAGTGACAATATTCATCTGATTCAACATTAGTAGGTGGATCTTGATGAGAACGAACATGTTTAAATATAACAATATAATCTGATTTAAGACCATAAAGAAGTTGAATTAATTCTTTATTTTCAACTTCTTTACCTTTGGTATTTTTCCATCCATTTTTTTCCCAATTATTATACCATTTTGTCATAGAATTAATAAGATAGGTAGAATCAGTATAAATATAAATTATATTAGTTTTTAGACCATTTTCAATTTTATCTTTGATGATTTTAAATGCTTGGACACATGCTAATAATTCCATAGTTTGATTAGTAATTTTATTACCCTCGTTATCAATAACTTGTCCTTGATTATCTGGATCATTTTCGGAAAAATATATACCAATAGCACCTATTGAGTTTTTTTTACCATTATTTAAACATGATCCATCTGTATATACAGAAAATTTGCTAGACATTTATATATTAATAATTTAGTATAATAAATATTATTTGAAACGAAATTAAACAAAGATTATTTTCAAATTTTATATTAAATTGATCAATTTATTAATAAAATTGATCAATTTATTAATAAAATTGATCAATTTATTAATAAAATTGATCAATTTATTAATAAAATTGATCAATTTATTAATAAAGACCTATTAGTTATAAGACCTATTAGTTATAAGACCTATCAGTTATAAGACTTATTAATTATAAGACTTATTAATAAAAAATTGAAATAATTTAAATGATTATTTTACGTTAATTACCATACTGTTATAAACTCAATTAAAATGACCTCATACACTGAATATGAACGATTGGCTAGCGAGTATTATCGCAAGCTCGCAACTGAGACTGACCCAGTTCAGTTGCAAAAATACACCGACTTGTACATGCAGTACATAAAATTGGCGAACACAGTTAAATCACCGGCAGCACATCAACAACAAGCGTTAGTATCATCAGGATATGGAGTTTATAATTCTGTGAATACAAATCCTCTTATGGCGGGATATTGTGGTTCTCCTCCAAATAATCGTGGTGGGTGTTGCGCAACAGCTGTATGGTAAATCTGTTATAAAATTTAATATATAATATATTTTAGTTTATTGCAGATTTGGATATGGTTTTTGTCTTTATTTTAGTCTTTATTTGATATTCAATATCAATTAGATTAATATCAGTTAACATTTTTTTAATATTAGGTCGACTATTTGGATTAATATTTAATGTTGCATTTATAAATCTAATTACATTATTACAGATATTTTCTTCTAAACCAACATTCTCGTGATTTTCTGCGAATACTTCTTTTAATTCCCATCTTTTGATTTTTTTACCAACATTCAAAAGATAATTATTTTTGTCATATAGTTTTTCACTATTTTCTGATTCAGATATCATACTATCCGGAACTTTACCCATTAATTCTTCTATTAAATACATATGATGAATATCTCTAGATCTTAATTCGTCTTTTTCAGGATCAAATAAAATTTCACCTGTTAATAGTTCAAATAAAATACAACCAATTGACCAATAATCTGTTTTTTTATGTAAACCATGACCTAAAATAATTTCAGGAGCTCTATAATATCTTGTTTGAATTTCAATTGATGTGTCGCCTAGATTTTCCTCAGTATCTAAAACAAGATTAAAATCACAAATTTTAATTCTAATATTTTTAATATAATCTGATCTGACTTTACATGATTTCATTTGTTTTTTAACATCCACCATATCATTTTTCATAAATTTAATAATTGTTTGAGTTATCTTTTTATAAATTTTATAAGAAGTTAACCATTTTTCATCTTCTGTGATAGTTTTATTTTCTAGTAATTTCTCCATTTTTTCATCGTGGGTTCTTTTAATAAATTGATCTTTACCAAATGTACCAAATAATAATTCAGCTTCGCGATTTAAACCACATACTAAAATATTCTCTGGTTTTAAATCAGTATGCATCAAATTATTCTTCTCTAATTCTTTAATTCCTAATAATGTTTGTTTTATAATTTCTTTACATACTTCTAATGGTAAACCATCTTCATATTCGTCACATTTTAATAAATCAAATGTTGAACATGCCATTAATGGTAAAACAATAACAATATGATTACGTTCTTTTTTATTTTTCTTTTTATATGATTCGTCATAATATTTAGAATGAATTGGTGTTACTTGAAAACATTCTAACATAGTAAGAAGATAAGTATTATCTAATCCTTCTAATTTTTTATATGTTTGAATTTCAATCATTCCCTCTTTATAATCTTGTGGATTAATAATTTTAATAGCAACTAATTCATTACGTTCGACATCATATGCCATCCAAACAGAACTAAATGATCCATAACCTAATTTTTTTAAGATTAAATATCTATTTTTTAAAACTTCGCCATAAAATTCATGTCCATTAGTTTTTGTGTTAAATAAATCTTCAGGATCTATTGTCATTTTCTCAGATTCTGATTCTGATTCAGAATCTGATATATTAGAATCATCATCTGACCCTGATCCTGTTTCAGAACCATCATATGAATCATAATCAGTTCCTGAACCTGAGTCAGATCCTGAATCTGAATTAGTTGCATTTGATGAATTATCAGAGTCAGATTCAGATTCTGTTAGTTTTCTGTTAGTATCTACTGGAGCAAAATGTCCAGAAGTAAAATTATATTCATTTTCACTTTCGCTTAGACTCATTTTATAATGTTATTTATGAAAAAAATAATTAATATTTAACATTTATTAAACTATATTTATATTGTAGTTTAATATCTATATTATAATTATAATATAATACTTATGCAAAATATATATAATTCCGTCGTTAGAATAAATGCAAATAATAGAGATATTGATTATCTTAATCCAGATAATGTAATAATTGGAGAATCATCTATTGGTACTGGATTTTTTATTGCTGAAAATTATATAATAACTTGTGCACATGTTGTCGATACCGCACAAACTATTTCATTTACTGTTCCAACTGTATCAAATGATAAATATGAAGCAGTTATCAAAGGTATATGTCCTACATTAGATCTTGCAATATTGGAAACTATTAATTATAAATCTAAATTTATAATCCAAATACCAAAATCGGAAAATATAAATATTCAAGATAGAATTTTTGTTGTAGGATTTCCCTTGGGTAGAGATAAGATAAAAGTTACGCAGGGTATTATTAGTGGTTTACAAGATGGTTATATTCAAATTGATTCTGCTATCAATTCTGGTAATTCTGGAGGACCACTACTAAAAAAAATTAATGATAATATCTATGTTATTGGTATTATATCATCTAAAGTTATAAATGCAGATGGGGTCGGATATGCTATACCAATACAACTCCTAAAAATATTTACAAGTGAAAAATCACAAAATAAAATTTATAATTCTTGTAATTTTTTAGCAAAATTTTCTAATACTTCTGATTTTAGATTAGAAATGATAAATAAATTACTTAATCTAGAAAAAGATAAAATTAATTCAGGTTATACAATAACAAAAGTTTCATCAAAATCCCCATTAGTTTCAATTGGTGTTGAAGTTGGTGACTTAATTATAAAATTTGACAATAAATTTGTATCAAATTTAGGAGAAATAAAATCCACAGATACTAATACTAATACTAATACTGACCCAAATCAAACAAATATGCAATATAAGATTGATTTAGTTGATTATATTGATAGTTTAATTCCAGGTATAGAATATAATATAGTTTTTTATAGTTTTAAAAACAATAGTATTCAGACTAAAACAATTATTTTTCCAACAGATGATATGCTTGGTATAAAAAAAATAATCCCTTTTATTGATAATTTTAAAAGTATTAATGTTGGAGGATTAATTATCACTCCCCTTACTTTTAATGTAATTGAAATGAAAACAAAAATATCACTAAAAATAAGAAAATATGCATCATATATTGAACGGTTTAATCCAAAAATAGTTGTTGTTAATATATTACCAACTAGTCCTTTTAGATTTAGTGAAAATATAAATAGTGGTGATATTATTACAAAAATAAACAATATTTCTGTTAATACTATTGAAGACGTTATAAAAATATTGTTAAGTCTTAATAATCAAGATTATATTACCTTTGAAACAGAATCTAATATTATTGATACTGTTAGTTATGAAAAAATAAAGGATGATATTATTAAATTAATTAATTAATTAATTAATTAATTAATATTAAATATATAAAAAATATATAAAAAATATATAAAAAATTGAATTTTTAACTAGATTTAAAGTGTTGGTATATAAAAGACTATAAATATAGTACTGTAATGTCGTCTAATAAGTTAAATCCTATTAACCGTTATAATGCTCTGTCTTCTGACGAGCATTGTGAAGAATTCGTCCAAGACGAATCTCTTAGCACAAATACCACTGTTGAGCATGTTGCCGATAGTGATGCTACTAAACAAGTAGCTAAAACCAGCAAACCAAAGACATGGGCGTCTTTAGTTACTGTTGCTACATCTGTAGTGGAAACCCCGGATGAGCCAGATATTGATAGACAAACTTCGGATGTCAATACAAAACAATCTAGCTCAGCAGTATCTACTTTGTCAGATCCAGCTTCAGAAATAACTTCAGAAACAACTTCAGAAACAACTGATGGATGGGAAAGTGTTAGTCATTCTAAGAAAAAGAATGATCGTAAAACAGGTCATAGAAATAATTATGGTAAAGATAGTAATAAACAATTTGGAAGATCATACGATAAAAATTATAAGAAAAATACCTATAATTATCGTGATGGGTCAAATGCTTCTAAACATTCTGAAACTGAGTCTGTTGATTCTACAGCATTATCAGAGTCAAAAGTTGAATCATCTATGCCTAAGCGACGCATGGATGTCCCAGTTACACCAAATGTAAATACTTATGCTTCTATTTCTGCCAAAGGATTATCATATAAAGATACATCAGATAAAGATACATCAGACAAAGGTACATCAGACAGAGCCTATACTAATAATAGTGTATCTGCTAAATCAGCAAATACATTTTTTAAATCTAAGGCATCCGGTTCGGGCTCAGGATCTGTATCTACAAAAGATGAAACAGTTACAAAGAAGAGTTTTAGTGCTAAACCTGTTGAAAATAAAACACCACTTAAATTGCCAGAATATTATAATGTTCGATCCGCTGAAAATCCATATGAAATCTATCAATCTGAATATGAGTGGGTACGACGTGTGGGTGGTTTGGAAAAGTCTGAAACAATTGATCATATGTACAAGGGAACAATGGCATGTGCAATTTCATATTTTGATAATTATATGAGAACAAATGGATTTTTTAAAGATAAGATCTCAGCAAATTTAAACGTTCAAGATGATCTCATTGAATTGATTTGTATGCAAACAACTGCAATCCTATTTCATCGTCTAATTAAGTCTGATTCATCTGAAATCGCAAAGACTATTCTAAAAAATCTCCCACTTTACCGAACCGTATCAGGTAATCCAAGTGAGAGATGTAATTCTAAAGTTCCAACGAATGGATCAGCTGCTTATCTGCGTGTAAGACGTAAATTTATTAATGATCTTCGTACTTCTCAAACTGGATCAACTGATAAGGCTTGTTGCGATGGCGATGCAGATGATTCAGTTGATAATACACTTGTTTCTACATCTGATGAAGAACGAATTGCAGCAACAAGAGCAGCAGCAAAAGCAAGAGTTGTTGCAACTGAAAAGAAGTGGTTACATTATATTCTCCAAAGTGTTTGGAATGGTAATAATCCAATTCATGATTGCTTATATTACGGTGCTAAATCATCATTAGAATTTATTTTTTGTTACTGCATTGAGCAAGGAATGCCTCATCAATTATATCGTATGATGATTGAACCAAATATTCAAAATGAAACTCATTCTATGGTTCTTAAGAATGGTATTAATGCATGTGATGAGCATGGATCTCTCAATATTATTCGTAGAAAACAATATAATGAATGTTCTAAGCTATACGAAAATACTGAAAAACTTCTTCGTGCTCAAATTAATAATCTAATCAAGGAAGAGGCCGATGAAATAATCTCAATGACAACAGTAAATAGCAATAAACTATCCAATGATGTTGATTCTCCAAAGTCTGAAGTTGAAAAAGATAGTGCTGAAGAAAAAGTAAAGGCATTGATGAATAATGATTCGGTACCTAAAGATAATAAAGATAATACTGAAGATAATACAGAAGATAACGCTGAGAATAATGCAGAAGGAGATAATGTCAATATCTGTTCTCTAATCTCAAATGGCGATGTTGAAGGCATGGCTAAACATATCGAACGTTGTGCCAAGAAGCAACAATTTGGAATAATCACAAAAACATTTGCATTTTGGAAAGCAGCAGCTGATGCAGATCACACAGGTCAATTACACGATTATATGTCAGATGTTAGCTTTTTGTGTGAAGACCATCTAAAACAATGTCCAGATCTAACTCAAAATAATTCAAGTAATATCTAAGTTGGGTTGGATCGGATTGGATCAAATTGGATCAATTAAGTTTTGTTTATTAAGTTATTATTAAACAAAAATTTGATATTTTTTAAATGTATATTATCTATTTGCTTATTAGCGTAAGTTTTTCAACGATTAATATAAAAATGAACTTTATCTTAATTATACTCTTAGGCTGTAATGTCTATGACATTCTCCTAAATCGTATCGAAGTTGCCGAGCACTTCGTACGTAATATTGTAAGTGTGACAAATTCTAATACAAATTCTAATCCCAATATTGACTGGTTCCTTTCCGGTGGCGTTAAGTTTGGTAATCCTGAATCAGACTCAGAAGCAGCTATTATGCAACGTCTTATTCAAACACGACTCTCTGATATCAATGGTCTAGGATATATTTTAGATACTAAGTCAACAAATACGGCTCAAAACTTTATTAGAGCATCTAATTATTATAATCAAACAGCAGATAAGTATTCAGATGTATATATCGTGACTTCTGATTTTCACAAGGAACGAGCGGCTAAATTGATGAATTATATTGATCCAAGCAATAAATTTAAATGGATTCTTGGAAAAGCTGAATTACATGATTCGAGACGTATGGAACTTGTTCATATGAAAAATGTTTATTCAGATTATATTGGTGGATTAAATATGATTTAATTTGATTTGATTTAATTTGATTTGATTTAATTTGATTTGATTTGATTTGATTTGATTTGATTTAATTTGATTTAATTTGATAGAAGATTATAAAGAAATTATGGATTATGGAGATAAATATAAAATATAAGACAAAGTACTTATTACTTAAAAATAATATTTTAGTGGTTTGGCAAATAAATCATTTGTGCATCATTTAATCATACATATTAATGGTTGATCTGGTTTATCATTGTCATGTCTAATACATTGAACTAATCTAATTACATTTTTAATTTTGTTTCGAGTTCAATTGATGTTGTTCCACATTCACCTACTGTTAGTGAAAATCTAATATTTCTACAAAATGTCTTGAATTTTTTAAATATGTCAATGATTATATAAGATCATATAAATTATAAAGAATTATAAAGAAATTCTTTGCGGATTTATCAATCATACTATTTTATTAAGTAATTATAAAAATTTGAATAAAAAATAATATGAATTTAATCTGCTAATTTATAATTTCTTCTAATAAGAAATAAAGAGATGAGTAATAGAACATTCGCTTTATTGGTTGAAAATGAATCAAAGAGATTTTTTTCTGGGAATACATTTCTCACAACTAATAATACTATTTTTCAGATACTTAGAGATATTGATTTTAGTCCTGAAATTACTCCTAATAATTATTATAATATTAAATTAATATCTTATGATAACAAAACAAAATTTGTCATGGATAGAGAAAATTATAATTATGTTGCAACATTTAATTTTGATTTTACTAATGATGATGTTGAATTGTTAAAAAATTATAATAAGATATACAAAGAATCAACATTATATATTGATACTATTAAATATAATTTAGGAATCTATTTTAGTTATTATATTGATGAAAAAAAACAAGACAACGTATTAACAGATACAAAAAACATATATTTTATGAGTCATCCATTTTTATCAATAAATGAATAATTTCAAATCAATATAAAACTTATTCATTTATTTAATTAATTATCCATACAATTAATTAAATAAAATGGCCACAAATAATAAAAATTCAACCAACAAAAAATTAGATCCCTACGAAATATTAGGTGTTGATAAAAATGCAACTACCGAAACTATTGAAAAAAAATTTAGAAAATTAGCTGTGAAGGTTCATCCTGATAAAAATAAAAATGATCCATCTGCTGATGAAAAATTTAAACAATTATCAAAAGCCAAAGAAATTTTAACGAATCCAGAATTAAGAGAAAAATATGATAGATATGGAATTATTGATGAACAAGATGAAATTAAAATGAATAATGAAATGATGCAAGAAATGATGATGAAGCAACGTTTAAGAGAAGTAATACAAATTGGTATTAGTATATCAGAAATTCTAAATGAGAATGGATTTAAAAAAAAATTAAATTTACAAAGAGAAGTTATTAATTCCGTACAACGTAAACAATATACTGAAAATTTTGATATTACACTCGAATTTGACTCGACTAAACCAGTAAATAAACCGATTGTTTTTGAAGGAAAAGGAAAAAAATATGATGATCAAACAGGTGATTTAGTTATTATGCTAAATATTAAACCTGATAAAACTTATAAAATTAATAAATCTAATTATAACTTAGTAACAACTCAAAAAATTAGTGTTGCTCAAAGTTTATGTGGTTTTGAATTTACTTTGCCATATTCTGGAAAAGGGATTACGATTCAACATGATAAATTTATTAATCCAAATAATGTATATATACTAAAAGGAAAAGGTTTGAATGTCTCTGATGATACAGGCAATTTAACTAAATCAGATATTGAAATTCATTTTGATATTAAATATCAAGAACAATTGTCATCTGACCAAATTGAAAAATTAAAAGAAGTATTTGGTTATAAATATACTAAATCAACCTGTTCTGATAAAACTA